TCCAATCGAAGGTTCAATATGCTTTTCTGATAGTACACGTTATAAAGCGTGTTACCCTCTTAAAGTCGCTCATACTCCGATTGATATTCAAATCGGAATGATGGGTGCTCTTGAAATGGACTATGCTCTTGGCTTTATGGTTCGTCCAGGAACTCATAGTTTTTGGATGAAAGGATGTTTGATCTCATTGGATATAGTGTTTTGTAAAGATGGAAAAGTTCATAAAATCTTTCACAACTGTCCTCCTTGTTTATCGGATCTAGAAGGAGAATGTCAGCGATATGTTGAAACTGCTGATTTTGTGGTCGAGCTTCCAGGTATGACTTGTTTATATGATAATATACAGGTTGGTGACATTTTTTATATATAAAGATTTTCTCTATAGATATAAATGTCATTCTATAGTACATCTAATCCGACAAATTTTAATATTGGTCTAGGTAACAGAGTTCGCCAAGCTATACAAGATTACGCAGGACCTTCTATTTCGAACTTTAACATCAATGTGACTGGTGCATTTGGACTTGGTGCTGCCAACTTCGATGCGTTCAATCGTTTACGTGTCTCGAATCCGTTTACTTTGTTTGACTCTAGTTTTTTGTATAGAGACAACGGTTTGTTTGACACGTATACTGGTGCAGCAGGAACAAATGGCACAATATCTTTTAATACAGATCAAAGTAGTATGTTACTAACCACTACCACTTCTAATGGATCAACAGTCTTAAGACGTTCTTTGAAGTCCTTTCCATATCAACCTGGAAAGTCTCTTAACGTACTTTGTTCTTTTGTAATGAATCCTGCCCAGACAAATCTTACCCAACGTGTGGGTTATTATGATGATTCGAATGGTCTGTTTGTAGAACTACAAGACTCTACAATTAACTTTGTATTGAGAACTACTAAAACAGGCGTTGTCACAGAGGATAGAATCTCTCAATCTAATTGGAACATAGACCCGTTAAATGGGTCAGGACCATCGGGTATTACACTTGATATTACGAAAGCTCAAATCTTATTTATAGACTTTGAATGGCTTGGTGTTGGTACGGTGAGAGTTGGATTCGTAATTGACGGAAAGATATATTATGCAAATTATTTTAACCACGCAAACATCATTGATTCTACTTATATGAAGACAGCTACTCTGCCTATTTCTTATGAGATAAAAAACACAGGAGTAACCGCTTCAACATCAACATTAAAACAGATTTGTAGTACTGTGATTTCAGAGGGAGGATATGATCAAATTGATAACTCGTCTTTTTTAACAACAGGATTAACAAATAAAACTATATCTCATACTGATATAACGCCGTTGTTTAGTATAAGAGGTGTTAGTGGGAGAACTAGTGCGATAATTGTTCCAAATGATGTACAAATGTTGGGTACCTCTAATAATGTGTTTCAATATGTGTTGGTTCGAAATGCATCTATTACTCCAGCTTTGACATATGTAAATTATGATATTCAGACAAGTAATGTACAATATGCACTTGGTTCAAACTCTTACATAATGACCGGCGGAACTATGTTACAACAAGGGTTTGTGTCATCTCAAGGAGCAGTCAAACAAACTGTTAACTTAAACGATCCAGATGTCTTCAACTATCAAATAGGATTTAAGATAGACGGGACCAGTGACACAGTTACATTGGGTCTACGGGTACAAGGAAATAGTAACGGAACCGCTTTGGCAACAATGGGGTGGTTTGAGTTAAACTAATGGGTTAAAAATGATTTTAAATCAAAACATATAATTACAATCATAGAATGAGTTTAACTGTAGATAATAACTTTTACGACGATGAGTCCAGATATTTTCACTCTATTTTTATGGAGTGTTTGTATGAGAAATGCGAAACGGCGAGTATATTAGAATTTACCAATCAAATTTATCCATCGATTAAGGAGGAAATACATTGTTTGTCGCGATGTATTCAGTATGCAGTTGTAGGAAATAATGATGTATTGGTAAAATATATTGCTTTGAACAGTGAGTATGCTTTTTACATTGAGATTCTCGATGTATGTATCTCTCGACGAGAAACAATTGACGATCTAACAAAGTGGGTTATGTCTCGGGTACCAGAATGGTATGCAGATGGATTTCTAATAAATAGTATCAATAGACAGCGATATGATATGGTTTACTTGATAATTGCCAAGCGACAGCAGCTGTTGAAGGAGAATCTGATTTCTCCTATAGACGAAAAGTATATTAATTGGGTTGTCTACAAGCTATCTGTTTTTGATAGAAGTGAGTTGATACCTATTGTGTTAAAAGTATGAATTGATTTTAGTTTAAACATTTTATAACTATAATAAAATGTCTGATTGTTCTATATGCGACGCTAAGTTTAGCAAGGTTGCTAATAAGAGTATTAAGTGTCCTTACTGTGCTTTTGATGCTTGTACTCGTTGTTACAAGCAATTTTTGCTTACTAAATCCATACCTCAATGTATGAGTTGTAACAAGTCTTGGAGCACTGAAGTTCTTCAAATGGCTTTCACTAAAAGCTGGGTTTATGGAGATTATGCAAAGCATCTTAAAGATGTGATGTTTGAGAGAGAGCAGTCTCTTCTTCCTCTTGCCGTTGCTGAGATTGAAAGACATCGTTTAGAATACGAAAGAGAAGAGAAGACCAGAAAACTTCATTGGATCTGTAGTCAAATCGACCACGCTCAACGTTCTATTAAGAATAAAGAAGTTATGATCCAAAGATATGAAGACACCATCAAACGTAATAAGATGATTCTCAATGACTTTGAAACTGGAAAAATAATCGAGCGTAACTTCAGTAATAAAGCGTTAATTCTTAGAGACAATATTTATTATAGTAATGAAATTCTTAACTATCAACGATCAAACGACCTTACAAGAAAAGAGCTTCAGAAGTACGAAGAAGAACAGGCAGAACTGATTGAAGACAATATCTCTTTAGCAGATTACAGCTCCAAGAAAATCACCTATCATCGCCCCTGTCCACAAGACGGTTGTAAAGGGTTTATTAACAGTCATTGGAAATGTGGACTGTGCGAAACAGAAGTATGTAAAGACTGTAGAGAGATATTTCCTGTCTTTTCTAATTCAGAACAACGGAAAAAATACAAAGAAGAACACAAGTGCAATGACGACGCGGTCGAGACTGCAAAGCTCCTTGATAAAGACACTAAGCCTTGTCCTAACTGTAAAATACCCATCTTTAAGATAGAAGGCTGTGATCAGATGTACTGTATACAATGTAAGACAGCATTCAGTTGGAACACAGGTAAGATTGAGACAGGACGAATCCATAATCCACATTACTATGAGATGTTGCGTAAGATGAGTCCAAATGGCGAGATTCCCCGCGAGACAGCTGATATGGGCCAACAGTGTAATGAGAACAATGTGAATGTAGACAATATGTACTATGCATTTAGAAAGCCGTTTAAGATTGAATGGAAAGATTTAACAAGCTTACGTAAATATTTAAGGAACTTTAATTCATTATCTTACTATGCCAAACCGATATGTGACTTTTATTCGGAAGTTGCACGTATCAAAACACATTTACAAACAGATTCTTTAGCCAACTTTCGTCCAAAGAACTTGACTGAAGATAATATGGGTCTTAGAATGCAATATGTTCAGAACCAAATTAACAAGAAGGACTGGCAAATACAACTTCTTAAGAAGTGGAAACGAAACGAGTACAATATAGAAATCTATCAGTTGATCGAGGCTGTATTATTGGTTCTTAATCAAATTCTAAGAGAGGTTATAATGAGTGCAGAAGACTGTTATAACAAGAAAGAAGTTGATGTCGAGAAGTTGAATGAATACACAAGAAAAGTGCTAGAACTGCTCATTTACTTTAACGAACATTCTGAAAAGATTATGAATCGCTACGATTACTCAGTGACCCCATACTGGCTGCATTCAATCAGAGATGATGTAGAAAAAAGCATAAGATTTACGATTATTGTAAGCAAGTCAAAAAATTCTTACGGTTATACAGACCTTACTGTAGACGATATCAATAGGGTGATGTTAGGACCGTTAGCAGACTGTAACTTTACATTATTTAACCACAGAGTAACAAAGTCATACGTCAAGTCTCACGAAGACTGCAAAGCTCAACATAGACTTGTGATGAAAGACATTAACCAGTTGTTATATTATATAGATTATAATAAGCAAGCTGACTTGGTTGTTAGATTTTGGATGTTTACTTTTCATAGTGTGTTTTCCGTATCTCTTTTCGACTCCACAAGGAGAGGGATAATTAATAATTAAAGCATCGTCTATATAATGTAAATGCAAAGTATTTACGCCTTGATAGGAGTGATTATAGGTGTCTCATTGTGTTTTATAACAAAAGAATTAATAAGAGTATGTAAGCCTGTATTATTCATAAGCACGTACATAGTGTAAAACATTATACCAAAGTATAGTGTTATTTTAAGCACAAGCGTCTTCACAATACCACTCTGAATCTTGTCCATCGCAGTTACAACATCCATTTGAGGCTTTTTTACCATTCAGACAATTACCACTTTGTTGTATGGGTAATAACTCACTGACTGCTTGTTGGACAGCTTCGTTTGGATGAACTCCTTCGTCAAATAGCGTTAACGCTTTGGTCAATCCATTACCTTTAAAGTCGACGAGTGGAAATTGAGCGCCGTTTGAAGTAAGTCCTGATGAGTTGATCAACGACTCGATTAATGCTTTACCGTCTGCGTGTAGCTCATCAGTATTTATAAATTCTTTTGCTATTTCTTCAGCCGTTTGAGATCTACCAGAAGCTTTGAATTTGATAAGTGCTTTTTCTATTGCATTTGCCTTATGATCAGACGAAAGCCAAGTCTCTTCAATGATTGACCGTATTTGTTCTTTATTTTCTAGAAAATAAGTATAATCTCCTATAAGAGACTCTATTGAATTAATTTTCATTTTGATAGTATTAAGGTTATTTTCAAGCTTAGTTATTATTTCTTGTTTATCAACATCTTCTTGGGTTTTGGACTCTCCTTCTTCAGGAAGAAGACAATCACAACCTAATGAGTCTCTTAATGATTTGATAGAATCTTCTAACCTTGGCACTTCTTCTTTTAATCTATTAAGAATTTCGTTTCGTTTTGAAAGATCACCTTCATCTTGAATTGGATTAAGCTCAGGGTCTTCTGCAGCAAGTTGCTGACCCTTTTCGAGTTCTTGTGTTGCAAGAAGTTTTACGGACAAAGTTTGGAAAGATTCAGATGACTCTTTGAAAATTAGATAAAGAAGATATAGTATAATACCTATAAGAGTAACGTTAACAATATTCATTTTGTTATAAGAAAGAAAAAAAATATACCATTTAAATTAGAAGACATTCATTCTTAATGAGTAGAAGAAAACGCAATCGATCACCCGTATACGACTCTCAAGATAGCGGATGTGAACAGGATGATAACAGCGGATGTGAACAGGATGATAACAGCGGATGTGAACAAGATGATAATAGCAGTGAACAAGAGGATAATAGAAGCGTTCAAGAAGCCATCCAACAAATCAATACCGATGTTGATAACTTCTTCACGCAGATTCTAATGAATGAGTTTTCAAATCAAATCTACAACTATGATCCTCCTACCCCTATATTTCAATCTGATACAAACTACTTTCACAATGAGTATTCACAACTCCGAATTATGCTTATATCTTCTCGCTATAAAGTGGATGAGTACAATCAAGCACTTGATTACTTTAACACCCTTGCTAACAATTACACTCTGAGCTTAGAGGATGAGACGCAAAATATCAATCCAACCATTCAAATTCTAAACATAATATTAGACTTGTATTTTGAGGGGGCTTTAGAAAGTATGCCTAGTCGATTACAAATTATAGACAGAGTAATTTCATATCAATGTAATTGTCTGCGTTCTTATGATATCTCTGAACCACAATTAAGACAAATAGTAAATCATAGTATTTTCTCGTTTGGAATATACCCAACTTGTTATGAAATTATACTTCTTGTCGAGTATCAAACTATTCAACGAAACTTACCTTCAATAGAGCAATTTAACACGTTTATGTCTAACAATATTAACTTCTTTACCGACCCGGAGAACTTTCATAATAATGATAAGATCCATATTCCTACTCTCAACCTAGATTCATATAGTAGAACAAAGGCAACGAGTGATATTAATACCTCTTGTGGGATCTGTCAAGACGATTTTAAAGAGGGAGACACCCTTATCACTCTCGAACCTTGTGGTCATCAGTTTCATTCGTTATCAGAAGAGTGTTTAGATACGGCAAGTGTAATTGACTGGCTAACCAATCATAACTATTGTCCTCTATGTAAATCAAGAGTTACAAAAGATCAGAATAACGAAGCAATATAAAAAATGATATTGCTTGTATGAGAGTTTATATCTAAAAAATAGATGTTAGCTATTCAATCACAATCACAAAATAAAGTTACTCTTGCTCTTGTAGACAAGGTTATAGAAGCAATCGATAGAGATGAAGGAATAAGCGAGTTACAAGTGACGATTTCAGATGCGCTTGTAGATCAAGGAATAGAAGAACAAGTTGGATCAGAGAGTGTTACCATAATGGGAATTCATACATTCTTTCTGGTTGAGATGCCGGTGTCGAAAGAGAGGTTGGCACTAGAGTATACTGCAATCTGTGTACTGGCTGATATCTCAACCAAATATTTAATGAAACATCCTAATATAACTAAAGAAGAAAAAGTATCGACAGAAGAGAGTTTGATAGTAGTAATCTCGTTCGAATCTTTTAAGAAGTATCAGACTATGTGTATGGGGTTGCGTGTGTTTCAAAACATTCACGGCGTAAAACCTATTCGATCCAGTCAGATTAAAGTACATAGTAACCGATTCGGGGTGATTAGCCTTCCATCATCGAATGATAAAGACAGACTAGCATATGCAACACAGTGGACACGAGATGTGTTCAGCTCTTCAAAACTTACATTCAGCACTATAAATGGAACCCGCTATCTTGATACTTCAAAGGTAATATTACCTCCAAATCGGTTCTTTGTTCAAACGTTTGAAGAGGGAGAAGAAAAGTTTGTCTTTGCTTAATAAGCTTTAATTTCTGAATTAAAGCATCTTAATAGATATAAAATGAACGTACAACTCAAGTTTCCAAATGGAGAAGTAAAAACAATCCAAAGCTATTCATTACCCGATTCACAAAACTATCCATTAGATTTAAAAATGCTAAAATACTTTAATCTAAATCGTCCAGGCTTTTTTGTTGAAGTTGGAGCAAATGATGGGGTAACTCAAAGCAATACCTGTATGTTAGAACGATTTTTCGGATGGAGAGGCTTACTCGTTGAACCTTGTATCGAGAACTTTAACAAGTGTAAAAGTTCACGTCATCCAGATAATATATTTGTTTATGGAGCTCTTGTATCTTCTAATTCAATTCAAACTATCAAAGGAGACTTTGAAGCGAATTCTAATCAAGTGGATTATGACTCATTAATGAATAGTATAAACGGAACTAGAAAAGAATCTAAAAATAAAGATATTGAAGTACCCGCCTTCACCTTATCAGATATCGTACATACAAATAATATTTCAAGAATAGACTTTATGAGTCTAGATGTTGAAGGATATGAGTTAGAAGTATTAAAAGGGATTGACCTCGCTGCTGATTGGGCGCCAAAGATATTTCTTATTGAATTATACCCAAATGAGTTCAAAGAAGTTTGTGACTTGTTACTACCATATTATAAACTAGAGTGTAACTTAAGTAGTTACAGTAAACAATCTAATCCACACTGGACTCTTCATAATGATTATTTGTTTATTCGTCACGAATAATTTAATTTTATTACCTTTATATAAAGCTAACAATGAGTAACAATCCTTTTGAACACAACACAAATTATACTTTACTCTTTAAAGTAAGAAGTGACCAGACTTATTGCGATATATGGGAGACTGTTGAGCTATATCAACACAAGACAGACAAGTTTTACATTCTCTTTCGCTATCAGGTCAATAATCAAGCTAATTTTATGCCTAGACGAGTAATGCACAAGTTTGACGATCTCATCATCTCAGAAGTCGAAGACACTGGAAACAGAATGACCTTGTATATTACAACCTCGTGGAAGAGTCTCAACAGCGTATCTCACCGTGTCAATATCTGCTGTGGAAGCAGAAGTTACGTTCTTAACGTAGAAGCAAACTTATACAAATATCTGTTAAAATAAATGATAATTTACACCTTCAAAGTTAATCTATAAAACAATCTTATAATACAATCGTATAATGGAACATACTAACGAATATCTAAAGACATTTTGTACACACAGAATCAAAGCTACAAAACGCGTTTGTAATCAATCTCTTGTCGAAGTATTAATCGACCCTACAAAAGGAGATGTTACAAAATTCTTTATTAATCGTATGCGAGTAGCTAACCTAATAGGCTTTATAGAGTTGAATGAAGACATTGAAACTTTTACAGTGGATGATATTATCAACATATACGAGCACGAGTTCAAGGAACAAGCACCGGGAGCAAGCACTGTTCAAAACTGCTTAAGATGTTCTAACTACAAAATCAGCTCTGATGGAAGAATAAAGAAGCGTAAAGTATAATCTTATTTCTCATATGAGAAATAACTGTTCATTACTTGAACTTTGAGTAACATCGATTATTCAGTATTGTCAACTCTAGAAAAACAAAACCCACGTTTAAACAGCTCGAATCTAAGCACGATCGCATTTATAGGTTTGTCACTGATCTTCTCTATATTGTCACTCCACCACTCTTCATTACCTTTGAATAAGGAGTCCCAATCGACATTATCTAGAAGATCACTAGCGGTAGAAGCAAAGGTATAATAATAAGCAGATCTTTCAATGAAATAATCTTGTTCTATAAACCATTTGAAGATATGAAAATGACCCTGTACTAATGCAGTTAGAAGCGCACGAGAATTAAATCTATAAAAATATCCAGCTCTTTTGAGGAACTTTAGACAGTCTAAACATCCACCAACAGATGCAGCGTTTATAAAGTCGATGTGATCTGCATTTGGATCAATATATGTTGACCACAAATGACTTGGGAGTTTGTCAATGAATTCTAAGAATTTGATATCACCTTTCTTTAAAGCCATTTCAAAGATACGATAGAATCCACCTTCTTCAATGAATCTACCAAATCCTTCTTCATCGTGTTCCAAATAATCGTTGACGATGTCGTAGAAGGTCTCAAAGTTCCCTTCTCTTGCGTCTCTTGTAGCTAAAAAAATAACTTCTTGAATGTTCATTTATGATATTCTAGTATATCTTTAAAGACTATATTTTTTCATTTCGACGAATTTGATTAATACGATTTATTATCTGTGGGTCTGAACTATATTTGTCTAGTATAAAATCCAGATATCCTTGATAATCTGCCTTTCTTAAGAAGCTTGTTAATGTTAAATTAGAACTATTCTTAAAGATATCTAATAACCCATCTGTCCAGTCTAAATAGTCCCTATCACTTAATTGTTTTTTTATAATGTTAAATATTTCTCTGTCTCTTTCAGCTTGTTGGCGGTCTTGGTCAGTTTGTTCAATTAATCTTTGTTGTACCTCTGATTTTACTCTAGAAACTAAACTTTGTTCTTCTGAATTCAAGTTAGTTTCATCTTGTAGTAACTCTGTAAATAGTCTGTCAAAGAAAGTATATGTTATATCAGGATCGCGATACGTTTCAAGATCGAACGACCATTGATATACATCTGAAGACAACCCTTCAAATGCATCTCTAACTTCTTGTATAGTCTCTATAGTCTTTCCAATCTTTTGTTGATATTTATTTATGGCTTGTCTTCCTTTTGAAGCTGCAAATTCACCCATTACTTCACTGATCAATTTATCTGAAGTTAAAATATTTACAATAGTTCGTTCAGCCTCATTTTGATTTCGTTTTTGAGCCTCTTTCTGAGCAGACTCTATTCTTCGTTGATCAAATTGTTCTGCAGTAGGAAGAACAATTTCATTATCAAACTGTCGAATGGTCTGAGCAAGAGCTGGATCATACGTAAACCCAGACACATAAGGACTTACTACAAGCTCGTTAAATAGATCTGTAAATTCTTGTTCTCCAAGTAATTGTCTTAATTCGTCTAAGTTGTTAGCATAACTTGACATATTAGCTGCTAATTCATAGAGGTCATTTCCTTCTATAAATGATAGATTTGTAAGGCGACTTGTAATCATATCATATGCTCTTTGGGAACCAATAGTTTCTACACTGTTGAGTTGGATTTCAGGTTGAACTTGAACGAATTCAGGTTGACGCTGTAAATTATTTATTGATACATTCAACTCATCAATGGACTTGCTAAGTCCTTGAATTGCGTCTTCAGCTTCTTGATTATATTCATTTGCCAAACGTTCTAATTCAATTGCACTCTTTTCGTCTTGAGATAGGTCTTGTAATACCTGTACAGACTCTTTTATTTCATTATCGATTTGTACTGGTCTAATTATCTGTATTGAAGGTTGTTGTACTGGTCGAAAATAGTTCATTGTTTGAACTGGTTGTATAAATGGGATGTTACGGTTAAAATCAGGTTGTTGGTTCCAATATCTATTAAAATCAGGTTGTTGTATAGGTTGGTTCCAATATCTATTAAAATCAGGTTGTTGTATAGGTTGGTTCCAATATCTATTAAAATCAGGTTGAGGTGT